AAATGCACAGCTAAACACCGGTGGTGGAACCAATGCGATTGCCACGATCTACACGGTCGGCAGCCAGAAATACCTGCGCATTACCAATTTCAGCGGTACCAGCATCACCATCAATGACATCAGTGATCAATACGGTGTTGGGCATCCGTGGAAAGATGCAGGCATACTGCCTACCAATACATATTGGGGTAATGTTACCGGAACGGTTTCAAATCCGACATATACGGCAGCAACACTGCTCACCAAGTCCGCAACCGTTTCGGCAACTGGGTCTGGTTACGAAGTTGGAGACAGCCTCACCGTAATTGGTGGAACTTCGACCAGCGCTAGCGTGCTATCAGTTGCCAGCATACAGGTGATTGGTGCAGTACCAAGCGGTGGAAGCACAGGAAGCGGATACAGGGTCAACGATCGTTTGGTATTCTCCGGCTCAAACTACAATACAACGGTCATATTGAACGTTGATTCCATTGACGGATCCCCAGGTGCTATCACCGGAGTGAGCATCGTCCAGGCCGGCCAGTTTGTTGGAACGCCTGCGCCTACATCAACGGTACCGGCAACGACCACCACCGGCACCGGCATCAATGCCACGTTTGACCTAACGTGGGGTGTTAATACCATGACCGTTGCAACGCCTGGTAGTTACACGATTTATCCATCAAGTCCTGCGGCAGTTACCGGCGGAAACGGAAACAATGCAACCGTGAACCTGGTCAGTGATTGGCTGCAAAGCACAAGCTTCAGTATTGATGCAGGAAGCGGACCTGTGATAATACACGTTCCTGCAACCCCAAACAACAACCTAGCGGGTCTGATTAATGAGATCAACACTGTTGGTTTCCCAAATGGTCCAATAGTTGCAAGCGCAACTGGCGATAACATGCTAAAACTTGTTAACAGCAATGGAACCGCATTCACGGTTGAAGACATACGAGGTACTCCTCTGAACGATTCTGGTATCGCAGCCGGTGTGACGTTTGGGCGTGCATTGGTCTATCAGGGGTATCAGCCGAATCTAACATCACCATCTGATCTGAGTTCAATTGCATCTCAGAACGTATGGATCAACACCACTCCTGGAAATCAAGGAGCCAATTTTGTTGTAAAACAATATGTTGGCAGCGTTTGGCGCACCCTTAACATACATCCAAATACCGGTACCGTTCCGATGTATGAGACCACATCGGCAGCTGATGCCGGATTTGGAGGTCTTAAGGCCATTGGTAGCGTTTTCGTTCAATACAATTCAGACGGAGATAGCCCGGCAGAAGCCAACCATGTGATCAAGTATTGGACCGGAACCAGCTGGGAAAATCTAAAGTACACTCCATCTGCTAACGAACCAAGCGGTCCGCCGGTTGACGGTACCCTTTGGTACAACAGCCGCCTGCGTGCTGATATCATGGTTAATGACGGTGTTCAATGGCTTGGATACAGGAACATGTATCCGGCAACCGATCCAAACGGTCCGATACTTTCGAGCACCGAACCGAGCACGCAAAGCACTCTCAATCCATTGGTTGATTACGACATCTGGATCGATACCAATGTTGTTCCATATCCTGCGATTTATCGCTACAATGCGATGGAATCAAGCTGGACGCTGATCGATAACACTGATCAGACGACCAGCGCAGGTATCGTGTTTGCCGATGCACGACCAAATTCAGATGGAACCACGTCTGGTAGCGAAATCGAAAGCGACATGGTCACCAGTGATTATGTTGATTCTGATACACCGGATGCGATGCTGTATCCGGCCGGAATGATGCTGTTCAACACCCGTTATAGCACCAACAATGTTAAGGTGTTCCGCAAGAACTATCTAACCAGTGGAAGCTGGAGAGATCGCTGGGTCACCTATAGCGGTAACCGTGTTGATGGTAGCCCATACATGGGAAGCGCATCGCAAAGGCAGGTGGTGGTCAATGCACTGCAATCGGTCCTTGCTGCTAACCAGGAAGCACGCGCAGAAAGCGTGTACTTCAATCTGCTGTCAACACCTGGATATGTTGAATGCCTTGATGAAATGGTCACCCTTAACACTGACAAGAAGGAAGTGGCATTCATCGTTGCTGATACCCCAAGCACCCTTGAACCAACTGGCACGGCATTCGTTAACTGGGCAAACAACACTGCTAATGCAGCTGATAACGGTCCGGATGCATTGATCACATCGACGCCATATGCAGCGGTTTACTATCCATGGGGACTAGGAACCAACCTAGACGGTACCAGCGTGCTGGTACCGCCGAGCATGATCGCTCTTCGTACCATTGCATATAGCGATCAGGTTTCGTATCCATGGTTTGCACCAGCAGGATTCAACCGGGGTCTGGTAACTGGTGTGAGCAGCGTTGGGTATCTCACCGGCGAAGGTGATTACCAGCCGGTTACGCTCAACCAAGGACAGCGAGACGTTCTGTACACCAACAGGATCAACCCAATCGCCTACATTCCAGGACGCGGACTGGTTTTGTATGGACAAAAGACGCTAAATCCTGTAAGCACTGCGCTCGACAGGGTAAATGTTGCAAGGTTGATCAATTATCTCAAGTACACACTTGATAATATAGCAAAGCCGTTCCTGTTCGAGCCAAACGATAACACCACCCGTGCTAACGTGACGGCAACGTTCAAGAGCTTCATGCAGAATCTAATCACCCTGCGTGCCTTGTACGATTTTGCGGTTGTTTGCGATGAAAGCAACAATACCGCTGATCGCATAGACAGGAACGAGCTATGGATTGACATTGCTATCAAACCTGAGAAGGCAATTGAGTTCATCTACATACCGGTACGAATACTCAATACCGGTGATCCACTACCGGGCGGATCCGTCTAACACGAATAAACGGGAGGATCAAAAATCCTCCCGTTTTTGTTGTTGATCTGATCACCGTTTTCAGTCAATAATCATATCATGGTTACTCGTCATGCAGAAAGCAGGATAACAACGCTTGAATTGCAACTCGAAGAAGCGGTTCAAATGCTACGTCTTGCGTCACAGAATAAACGGACTTGTCTTGAAATCGAGGAATGGTTATTACGTAATCATCCTGAAGATCAAGGAGACGCTCTCACGGTATCCACGCTAATGAGATCATCCAGGACGAAATCTGATGATAAATAACTCTGAGTTGATAGAGTTACAAAAAACCGTTAACCAGATGTTGCATGATGCGATATCTGATGCATACCATGAGTCTGAAATTGAAACCAGCCAGGCACAGGCCGTTGCCATCATTGTTTCGGCAGTTGCTACCAATCTTGGAATAATATTGGCACAAATACCAGATTCGCATCGGATGCGATACATGGCGATGGCGGATCAAATAGTCAACGATTCTCTTGTTTCAACCATTGAAACCATGTCAATTGATCATTGGGGACAAATCGGGCATGCCTAAAGAAACCCTGATAAATTCAGATGCATTTAGTAGTGGACAGATATCAAGCAAGCTATGGCTCTGCAAGGAACTAGAAAATCTCGGCATTGACAATCCTGCGGTGATATGGATATACGGAGGATGGTACGGAATGTCAGCTATGCTTCTTCTTTCTCGGGAGAATTTTCCAATAAAACACATCCGTAATTTTGATCTGGATCCTGACTGTGCTGCAATTGCCGACACATTGCTTGAAAACTGGGTATGGCAAGAATGGAAATTCAAGGCATTCACGGCCGATTGCAATCAACTATCCACGACCGGAGGAGAGTACGGTGCTCCTCCTGACCTTGTGATAAACACCAGCACTGAACATTTTATCAGCAACGATTGGTTTGATAATATACCATTGGGTACCATGGTGGCATTACAAAGCAATAACATGCCACACGACGATCATCATTCGTGCATGACCAATGAAATGGATCTTGCTAGGGAGTTTCCGATATCAAAAATCTCATATATAGGATCTCTTGATTTTTCCTATCCTGCCTGGACCTTTACTCGTTATATGATGATAGGAACGAAATGATGTCAAATTTCATAGAAAGACTGCCGTTAACGGCAAGCAAGGATCAGATCAATAAGGATCTGTCGGACATACTCTGCACGACCAGCTGGGAACCAAGAAATCAAATTGGACTACGACATCGTCCTGGATGCCAGGATCAGTGGACGGATGGGTATGGTAGTTTGTTTGATCGAACAACTGGGACGCGATTATCTAAAGAGGATGATTTTTCAGAGTGGAATGATAGCATTCCTGAATACACCAAGAATGCACTTGTGTTGCTTGCAGATCACGAGAAGGTTAGATTTGGTCGCATACGATTCATGCGATTACTGCCAAAGACCGGTTTAAGCATACACGTCGACGAACAGGTACGATATCATTTCGTTCTTGAAACGCACAAGGATGCAATTTTTTGTGAGTGTTTTGAGGACTCACCGGTTAGGACAATTGGATATAACATACCAGCCGACGAGCATTGGTATCGCATTGATACCAGGCGCAGCCATTTTGTTTACAATGGTGGATGGTTGCCACGGATTCATTTGGTTGTTTGCCCTATCTGATCTCTCAACCATCCATGGAAGTGCTCAAATCCAGCTTCTTCGGATGGATGGCTATGCACCTTCACCGATGATGTGGTAAATCCGAGTCCTTCTTGTATGCGATTGCCGATGATCTCGTCCTCATCAGCCGTCATCATGAAACATTTCTGATGTACATCCGCAAAACCAGGAAATTTTGATAACAATTCGGTTTCGTAATAGAATTCAAGATAATTTTTGCATCGGCCTGGGCCATCGGGCCATACCGTGCTAACAAC